CTCTGCCAGAGCATCATTAATTTCTTTATTGGTAGAAAGCATTCCCAGAGAATCTAATACAAAGATACAAGGGTTTCTTTCATCCTCCTTTTTCTTTAGGTAAATATCAACTGCCTTGAGTGTCTTGGTACGAAACTCTTCTACCGTAACTACATTGACAACCACCAGACGACTTGTGTCAATTCCTCTACTCTCCAAAAGGGATTTTGTGATTGCTGCTTCAGTATCAAAATACAGACAGTATCCAGTAGGATTATTATCAAGGAAATTTTTAACGACGGCAAGACTGAAGAAAGTTTTTCCAGTAGAAGTTTCCCCTGCGATTGCAGTAATCTTATTCCCAGATACACCACCAAATATACTGCCGGATACAAGAGCATTAAAAATGTATGAACCTGTATCAACATACGTTTCGGTTTCATCAATCTCTGATGCAAGTTGAGTATATTCTCCGCCAATTTCTTTTACAATATCTTTTAAAAAGTCCATAATTCATTCCTCCTTTTGTTTTTGTTTATTGTGATAATTCATTTTATAGCACCAGAGTTTTTGGTAAAGAGCAGTATCTCCACCTATCCTCAAAGCACTAATAATAGTATTCAGTTCTTTTTCGTTAATAGGTAAATTCATCAGGTAAAAAATGAATCAAGATTTGTTGTATGTTCGGTTTTCCACCCAATAGAATCCAAAATAGATTTGAGTGGGTCTAAGAAACTCTTTTCAAATTGTAGTTCATAATCAATGTATTTGTCAAGTCTTAGTTCTTTTGGAAATTCGGAGATAAAGGAAATAACATTCTCTTGTATAATATTGGGTTTTTTGAGATAGATAAATTTAACCTTTTCACCATTACCAATAAGTGAATATTTATTGGTCAGGTTCTTCTCCTTAATATAATGATTAAAAAGAAGTGCTCCCCGAACATGAATCGGAGTTCCCTTAGTATAGATTCCTGAGTGAGAACTATACTTACGAATATCAGATGCTGTTCGGGGAAAAGCAATTTGCTCCGGTGGAAGTTTCTTAAACTCAGTTCGACAATTATTAATGTACGCAATAACTTGCTCTTCTGTACCACTCATCATAATCTTCAGACCATCCTTAATCATCTTACGACAAGGTGCCGGAGTTGAAGACTTGACTGCCTCAATACCCATTATCTTGAGTTTGGGTTCAGAGTATCTAACTCCTTCACTATCCCAAACATTGAGAATATAACGCTTCTTAGCAGTCCAAATTCCACGATCAGCAATATTCTCCCGCTTCATTTGCATCTTCTGGTCATAGGCATTCATATACTCCGCCAGTTCTTGGTAGCAACCTTCAATATATTTTTCAAGTTCCACCTTACAGATCTTATCAAGGAATGAAACAACGCTTTCAGTAGTTTTCTCTCTTCCTTTGTATACAGTTTCAACCAGAGGACCCATATTAAGATAGATAGAGTCAGTATCAGAAGCAATAACATAATCAAAGTCCTTAGTTTTAAGAAGTTTATTGAAATATGTATTCATCTTATTTTCAATCCAACGAATAGCAACTTGCCCCGAAAGAGTAATTGCTTCGGCATTTGCTAGTTTGAAATACCTAAACCATTCATTTCCAATGGCACCGTACAAACTATTAAGTTGTATCTTCCTTGCCATTTGGTTATTTGTATATTTTGAAATATTTTTAATACAAGTTTGACGAATTTTTTTCAACTCTTCTGTTGATATTTTAGAATAATCAATTTCCATAATATTTTTCAAACGAAATGTTTCTCCACATCAATACTCTAGTAACATTTGAATTTTTTGCTCCATCTTTTCTATAAAGATTTTGATTAGAAACCCAAATATTAAATTCTTCTTCGGTCATAGAAATAAATTTTAATTTTGTATTTTTTCTAGTTTCTGATATTTTTTTTGATTTTTCTGGAGAACAAGGAGAAGATTTTCTATTTTTGGGGTAATCTACCTTCATTCCCACTTTCTTTTTTCTCATTTTTTCTATTCCATTTTTTATAGAATCTTCGCTTGCCCCAAAATATTTTTTCCCCTTCATATCATCTCTCGATTTACCAGTTCTAATATTGGATAAACAATTTCTAACTATTTCATATTGCCTTGATGTATATTTTCTTTCTTGAAGTTCATTACTGACGCACATCATAGCAAATGCAGAACCCATACTAAAAGTTTTATTGTTTCTAACTCCATATCTTTTTAAGCAAATTTTATAAAGTAACCAGTGTGCTAAAAAGTGTTCTCTTGGGGTTAGTCCAACTATCCTATCATTTTTTCCGTAAATTGAAACTGGAAAAATGTGATGCTCTTCAATATAAAATTGAATATATTTTTTTTACCAATTTCTACTTTCAGCATTTCTGATTAACTTACAATAAACCTTTAAATAAATCATTTGACTTAAATACTTTATACTATTTATATTACATAGTATTTAAGTCAACATTACGACACTTTAATTCATCCTCAATTTTTTCCAATTTAGATTTTTCTTTTAGCATTTCTTTTTTGAAGTATTGCCTATCCTCAAAAATCTTCTCTACAAGTTCAGGAAATACTCCTTTTTTAGTTGTATCATACATACACCCATTTGCAGTGACACATTTGCCAGCAATATTATCAATAACAACTTCTTTATTTAATAATCTATCTACACTTACATTTGGATATTTCTCATCTAAAAGTGTTTCTGGGGATATATTATATTGCATAATGAGAGAAGGATATAGAGATGTTAAATCTAATGACAAAATCCAATCATAAACTCCAGGAACAGGTTCTTTTACATATGCACCAGCATACTTAGAATTCTTATCAGTTTTTTCTTTTGGTGGAATAACAATATCCCTCTTCTTCAAATAGTTGTAGATAATAGTATCCCACATCCTAACCTGCGAAAATACATCCTCATAATTTACCTTTCCATCATATGCCATCGTAAGGGCAAGTTCAATCAGTTTCATCTTGTCTTCCAAACGGTCAACAAGTTCTACGTCGATAATGTTATACTCTACGAATTTCTGCCAACCCTTAGTATAGAAGTCTTTGAATGTATCAAACTCGGAGTGGTCGAGTTTTTTTTGCCCAAGTTCCACACTCACAATATGATCTAGGCGATAAGATTCCTGTGCCTTATAAGTAAACTTCTTATAAAGTTTAATATAATCTAATTGACTAATACCACCAATATCATATGAGATGTGCTTTCTTCCAGAGATATAAGTTTCATCCTCAGTTACAAGTCCCCAAGGTGACATTCTCTTCATCAGTTTTTCGCCCAAAATTCTTTCTAGACGACGAACTAGATATGGAATATCATAAAGTTCACTATTCCAACCAGTAATAACTTCTGGAGTATTTTCCTCAATCATCCACCAGTGGATAAAATCATTTAAAAGACTATACTCATCAGAAAATGCCCTGTAAGAAACATTGGGTTGTTTATTATCAAGTGAACCCAACCCCCAAGTACGAATCTGTTTGGTATTATAGTCTTGAAGTGTAATAAGCAGCACTTCTTCTGCAGCATTTTCTACATCTGGAAATCCATTTTCGGACGCAACCTCAATATCAATTGTTGTTAGTTTAATTTTGCCAATATCAAACTTAATTTCATTTTCTGGATATCTATCGGAAATGTACTGGTAAATATACTTCTCATTCCCATAGATTTTAAAATTTTCTACTCCACTATACGTTTTAAAAAACTCTCTACAATCTCTCACAGAACCCGGTTGAACTGCCTCAACATATTCACCATTCAGTGTTTTATATTTGGTTGGTTTTTTAGACGGAACAAAAAGAGTTGGAGAAAACTTCTCACGGGTCATAAAATGTCTACCATTTTCATAACCACGAACCAAGAAGTGATCCCCAACCATTTGTACGTTAGTGTAAAAGCAAAAAGTCATAAATAATTACAGATTAATTAAAAATAATGGCATATATCTACTCAATATACAATAAGATATCCGAAAAAAGATATATAGGTCAAACTATACAACCTCTACACAAAAGAGTTTATCAACATTTTTATCAGGCAAAAAAGGGTGTCGATACTCCATTATATCACGCATTGAGAAAATATCCAAAAAATAATTTTAAAATTGAAATATTTGAAGAGTGTGATAAATTATTTCTAAATGAAAGAGAAATATATTGGATAAATTATTTCAATACTTTTAATGATGGATATAATTGTGATATTGGGGGAGCAGGAACTAATCAATTTAAACATTCCGAAGAAAGTAAAATAAAAATGTCTGCTTCAAAAAAAGGGAAGACATCTGGTAGAAAAGGAAAAATTAATTCCGCAGAAAGTAATAAAAAAAGAAGTGAAACTTTGAAGCAAGGATACAAAAATGGAACTCGCAAACAAAGAGACTACTCCGATGTATCTGGCGAAAATAATGGAAATTATAAAACGGGCAAATACGCCGGATGGTATGCCCGATATAAAAAGAAAAAAAGTATTTAATTCATCAGGTAGTTAGTTCAAGATACTTTGCAACAATTTCTGGAGTAGGTTCTGCGATTGTAAGAATACTATCAGAATGAATCATTAGTTCAGTCTGATTAGTAACTTCTGGCCAGGGTCTCATATCATCTATACTCAAAAACTGATATGGATTGATTAGTTTACAATCAGGTTCTCCAAGTTCAGAACCAACTTCAATAATCTCAGTAATTAATACCGTATCAACCTTCAATAGAAGACACTTCACATTCCGTTCCATTTACCTTTTCCTCATACATTTTTTTAATATCTTTAACTGGTTCAACAATTGTTACAACCCAATCGGGACGAACTGGAATCTCATTATCACTTGTAAAGAGAATCCAAGAAGAAAATGTTACACTTACAGTACCATCTTCAGATCCTATTGGTTCTTCCGTCAAGAAAATTGAATTACTGATCTGCATTTTATGTGGATTTGTGAATAAGTACCCACACACTTTATCTTCAGAAATCAATTCCTTAATATCGGCAATTACTGATTCTCCAGATTTTAATAGAGCAATTTTTACAGACATTTTAGTTTTCCTCTCAATTCATTATAGCACAAAAAAAGGGGAGGTGCAACTGGATTTTGCCAGTTACCTCCCTGCGGCAACGATATCAATTATATTTATAGGTATTCTTTTCTGCTGTGGTGTTCTGGAACAATCTTACCTAGTCGAATGGTAAGTAGTCCGTCTTCAAAGGTGACTTCTCGGACTTCTGTGTCGTCGGAGAGAGTCCATGCTCTTTTGAAACTTCGTTGAGCCAGACCCTTGTGGACAAACGTCCTATCCGATTCAGTATCTGATTTTTGCCCCTCGACAAAAAGTTTTCCATACTCTGTGAAGACATTTACTTCTCCTCTCTTAAATCCTGCAAGTGCAATCTCTAAATGAGACTCTACATTATTTACCTGAATTAGATTGTAGGGTGGATAGTTATTTGTAGTTTCGTGAAGATTGAATAGACGATCAAAATATTCGTCCATTCCAATACTATTGCGTGTAATCCTATCCATCAAGGCAGGAAGATCCGCAGCAGTATACCTTGTAAGGTTAGTCATTATAGTAGCTCCTTTTTAAAGCGAGTTTGTGTTTTGTGGACCCCGAAGGCGTCCTTACTATTATATATCAGTTCATAATAAAAAAGGGAGTGTTGAACTCCCTACTTTATTATTCGGTTTCTTCAACCTTTTTCCTCTTAGATCCAATATTATACTTAGTCTCTAGAATCCAGTCACCTTTCTCCTTATGCGGGAGAACTTTAATTTGATTTAGAGGGGCAATATCCCGAACCTTACTCACATCAACTACTTCAACCAATCCCCAATCAGCAATTAACTGAACGATACGATTACGACGCTGAATATCATTTACAGTTAGATTTGCGTGTTTACCATCCAGAGCAAAAAGTTCCTTAAAATGAGTAATAAAGTAACGACCTTGCTTATGAAGAATGTGACAACTCTGATAAAGTTTCTTCTCTTTTCTTGAGGCAACTCCAATACGAGTCAAAGTTTCACGAACTTTTAAGAAATCATCTGGTTCATTCAGAATGACTTCTATCATCATATCAGGCGACCATTGTACAGTGGGTTCTTGAACGACACTCATTTTGTTCCTCCAGTTTCAAATTTCGATTTAATAAATGTTAGTTGTTCTTTTGTTAGAATCCTCAAAGCCTGCTGTGCCTTTTCATTACTATAACCATAATAACGCTTGACAATATCAAGATCTTTGATTTTATCTTTACGAATCCAAGGAGAATATCTCCTCTTAACTCTCAGAATATTTATAAGAAAGTCATATTGCATTTTTTTAGGAAGAAAATGATACTGATTCAATTCATTCACAAACATAATGCAATCAATTTCTCCGGAAAGACACCGATTAATAATATATGGAGCATACTCCTTCTCAGTTGAAGGGTCTTCATCAATCAAGTTCTTCTTTGTTTGATTGATCGAGTTCAACCAGTCCTTCAATTCCATAATTAAAAAGTAATAGTTCTTTACGTTGTTTTTGGTCTCGCATATATTCACCAACTGAACGCATCGTATAAGTAAGGTCAAACTCGGCAGCGTTCCAGTTCGTAAACCTATCTTTTACAAGTTGGTCTGAATTATAACTTACTAATTGATCCATAGTGTTAGCATCACAATCAGCAGCAAACTTATCGTGATCAAATCCTTTGTGCATTGATCCCTTACGCCCATAGAGATTATCCTTAATGTCATAAGGAGGATCAAGATACATAAACGCACCTTTGTTTCCATCCATTAGATAATCATAGGAGTAGTTAGTTATACGCCAATTAGTAATTAACTCAGAGTATTCTGGTAACTTGTATATTCCTCTCAAAGAGAAATTGGAGTTGCTTGCTTGCTCTGAAAAAGATGAACTTTCGGTAAGACCACTAAAAGAA